TAACTATGGTTATGAACATAAAGCTAAGTTAGCAGCTAGGAAAGCTGTTAAAGAAAAAGAAAAAGAGATTGAGAAACTTCGTAAGAAGCTAGACAATAGAACTCAAAAGCTTAAAGTTAAGAAAGATAGTATAGCTAAAGTTCAACAAGGTGAACAACAGAAGCAGTCCGATAAAAAAGGTACTGTTATGGATGAGAAAGAATACAAAGCACTACCAGAAAGTGTTAAGACTCTCCTAAAAGAAGAGCAGGAAAGAATCGTCTTCAAGCCAAATGAAGGACCTCAAACAGATTTCTTAGCTGCAGGAGAACAAGATGTGCTATATGGTGGGTCAGCAGGGGGTGGTAAATCATATGCCATGCTAGTTGACCCATTAAGATATATGCACATTAAAGAACACAGAGCATTACTACTTAGAAAGTCTATGCCTGAGTTAAGAGAATTAATAGATAAGTCTAGAGAACTATATCCTAAAGCTTTTATTGGTGCAAAGTTTAGAGAGGTAGAAAAAATTTGGAGGTTTCCTAGTGGAGCTTCATTAGAGTTTGGATATTTAGATAGGGATGCAGATGTTTATAGATACCAAGGACAATCATATACTTGGATTGGTATAGATGAATTAACACAATACCCTACAGAATTTCCTCTCCAGTACTTGCAGTCACGATTGAGAACAACTAATAATGCAATACAATGCTACATTCGGTGTACAGCAAACCCTGGTGGGGTTGGTGGACATTGGGTTAAGAAAAGATACCTTGACCCAAGTCCTCCTAATGAATCCTTTCAAGGACAAGATAAAATAACAAGAAGATTTATACCAGCAAGATTAGAAGATAACCCTTTCCTATCTGCTGATGGTAAGTATGAGCAGATGCTTATGTCCTTACCTGCTGTTCAAAGAAAACAATTACTAGAAGGTAACTGGGATGTTGCTGAAGGTGCAGCCTTTACAGAGTTTGATTATGATACTCATTGCATTGACCCATTTGAATTACCTAAGCATTGGGAAAGAGTAAAAGGAATTGACTATGGTTATGCAGCAGAGTCTGCAGTAATATGGGGTGCAATAGACCCTAGTGATGAAACATTAATTATATACAGAGAACTATATCAAAAAGGATTAACTGGTGAAGACTTAGCTACTAGAATCTTTGAGTTTGAGAAAGAGGATAGGTTGTCTGTAAATGGTGTGTTAGACTGGGCTGCGTGGGCTAGGACTGGCTCTACTGGTCCAACTGTAGGCGAAGTACTATCCAGAGCAGGACACAAGCTTAGAAGAGCTGACAAGAACAGAATCCAAGGTAAGATACAAATACATGAGAGATTAAAGATAACAGATAAGGGTAGACCTAAAATGCAAATCTTTAAATCATGTCCTAATCTAATTAGAGAAATACAATCTATTCCTCTAGACCCTAACAAACCTGAGGATGTAGATACAAAAGCATCAGACCATGCTTATGATGCTTTGAGATATTTAATTATGTCTAGACCTAAAGCAAGAACAGCCTGGGAGGATATGCGTGAAGCAAAACGATTTACTCCTGCAGACCCAATATTTGGATATTAATATGAGAGATAAAATAAAAGAAAGTTTAATTGCCCATGCAGAAGGACATATAAAAAAACATTCTGCAAATGTTGAAATATATTTAAACAATTCTATGGGTATTGGAGAACACTCTGATATTCTAGAAACAATTGAAAAAGAGTTAGAGGTTATAGCTAAGTATGATGACCAGCTTCATGTATTAAGAAAATACTTCTAATGCCTATATATACATTTAAAAACTTAGAAACAAATGAAGAATATGATGAAGTAATGTCATATGAAAAACTACAAGAATATTTAAAACAAGATAACATACAACAAGTATTTAAATTCAATATGTTTAGATACTCTGATGGTGGTGGAATGAAAGACCAATTTACAGACTGGTGTAAAGAGAGTTCTGTAAATGGTAAAGGAGATTTTAAACCTTATGGTAAGGCTGCTAAAGGAATGAAACAAAAGGGAGATAAATGAAAAAGAAAAAGAAACCAAAAAAACAAAGAAAGATAATTCCACTTAATACAAAGACTTTAGGCAATGATATAACTAAATATCCTTATGTTGAAATAGAGTGGCTTGATATTGAAGGTGATGCTGGATGGAGTTCAACTAAACAATTAAACTTAGAACAACTTCCAACTTGTGTATCTAAAGGTTATTTACTTAGTCAAAAGAATGGTGTAACTAGAATATTTACTGATTATATTAAAAGCAAAGATAAACCTACCTTTGAAGATATAGGTAATACAACTATAATACCTACAGCAGTAATTAAAAATATTAAGAAAATATTATAAGTTAAGTTGACAACATACTAAAAAAAGTGTATTATTATACGTATTATACACAAAACTAAAAGGTTGAATATTTTATGGCTGAGTACGAAGAAAAAGATTTAGGAACTTCTATGCCTGAAGATGGTGAAATGGAAGATAATAAACAACAATCTGCTTTAGTAGGTATTGTTCAATCTAAGTTTCAGCAATGTGAAACTACTAGAAGAGATGATGAATTAAGATGGTTACAATCTTATCACAACTACAGAGGTAGATACCTTAAAGATGTTAAGTTCAGAGAGAATGAAAAGTCTAGAGTCTTTGTTAAAGTAACTAAGACAAAAGTACTTGCAGCTTATGGACAACTAATTGATGTACTATTCGGTACAAATAAATTTCCATTATCAATTCAAGAAACAAGAGTACCTGAAGGAATTGCAGAGTACGCACACCTTAATCCTTTAAAGGAAATGCAAGGTGATGAGAATTTAAATCCTACTCCTGGTGTTGAAGGAAATATGGATTATATGCCTAGAGAAGAAATGGATATACCACTACAAAATGGTGGTCTAGGTTTTCCTGGTGATGGTAGAGAGTTACCAAAGGGTGCAACATTCAACACATTAAAAGATTTAGAATTAGGAAGTCTTCAAGAAGAATATGAAGAAGCTGACTTATCACCTGGACCAGCTCCAAGTCCTGAGATGCCACAAATTAAACCTGCACAGATTGCAGCTAGAAGATTAGAGAAATTAATTCACGACCAGATAGAAGAATCAAATGGAAGTATAGCTTTAAGAAATGCTATATTTGAATCTTGTTTATTAGGTACAGGAATTGTTAAAGGACCTTTTACTTATAACAAAACATTACACAGATATACTAATACAGGTAATGGTAGAGAGTATACACCTGAACAAGTTAAAGTTCCTAAAGTAGAATTTGTTAGCATATGGGATTTTTATCCAGACCCTAATGCTAGAAGTATGGATGAAGCAGAATACGTTATCCAAAGACATAGATTAAATAGAAATCAATTTTTAGATTTAGCTAACAGACCTTTCTTTAATAAAGCAGCTATCATAGAATGTTTAAAGATGGGTGCTAACTATACTAAGAAAGAATGGGAAACTGATATTGATTTAGAAAAAAGTCATTATGCAGATATTACTCATAATAGATTTGAAGTATTAGAATACTGGGGAACTATAACTGCAATGGCTGCAAGAGAAGAAGGTCTTGAAGTTGGAGAAGATGTAGATGATTCAGAAGAAATACAAGTTAACATCTGGATGCATAGAGGTAAAGTAATCAGAGTAGTTGAGAATCCTTTTAAACCTTTTAGAACTCCTTATCAAGCATTTGTATATGAAAAGAATCCTTATACATTTTTTGGTATTGGTGTTCCAGAAAACATGGATGATGCACAACAGATTATGAATGGTCATGCAAGAATGGCAATTGATAACTTAGCATTAGCTGGTAACTTAGTATTTGATGTTGATGAATCAGCTTTATCATCTAATCAAAACATGGAAGTATATCCAGGTAAAATATTTAAAAGACAATCTGGTGTACCAGGACAATCTATTTATGGAATTAAGTTTCCAAATACTGCTGTAGAAAATATGCAGATGTTTGATAAGTTCAGACAACTAGCAGATGAATCTACTGGCTTACCATCTTATTCACATGGTCAAACAGGTGTTCAGTCTATGACAAGAACAGCATCTGGTATGTCAATGTTAATGGGTGCAGCATCATTAAATATTAAAACAGTAATTAAAAATATTGACGACCAATTAATTAAACCTTTAGGTGAAGCAATGTTCCAATGGAATATGCAATTCTATGAAGGTGACTTACCTATTCAAGGTGATTTAGAAATTAAGGCAACAGGTTCTTCTAGTTTGATGAAAAAAGAAGTTAGAAGTCAAAGACTAACTATGTTCTTACAAACTGTACAGAACCCATCAATTGCTCCATTTGTTAGAATGTCAGAGGTGATTAAAGAGTTAGCATACTCTCTTGATTTAGACCCTGCAGAAGTAATGAACACTAAAGATGAAGCAGAAATCTATGCTAAAATTATAGGAATGCAAAATGTTAAACAAGGAAATGGCTCTCAAGCTGATGTCAATGGTCAACTCGGAGCAATGGCTGGTAATGCAGGAATACCTGAACAAGCTCCAGGAGCTAACAGCCCAGGAAATGGCGAAGGCTCAATCGGACCAGGTAATACACCAATGCCAGGGGAGATGGAATTTACTGGACAAGTTGAAGAACCTCCAATCACAGGTTAGAGATTTAGCAAAATAACAGTTGACTACATGGTATTCGATTGTTATACTATACAATTACTAGGAGATAATATATATGAAAAAAATAAAAGCAATTAAAATGGCAACAGGTGGATTAATGTCAATGCCACCTTATATTGCAAAGCAAGACAAAGACACTCAAGGTATTACACCTTATGATGTTAATACTCCTGCGTCTGCTAGACAAGGTTTACCTTCAAGAGCTATGTCTTCTTCTAGAACTAGAATGATGAATGGTGGTTTATTAAATAAAAGATTAAATTTTAATGAAGGTGATTCTGTTAAAGATAAAATTGAAGAGAGAAAATTTGAACAGCTTAAAGCTATGAAAGATTCAGGTTTACCATTAACAGATAAACAAGAACAAGAATTAGAATTTTATATAGCACAAGATAGAAAAGTAGAAATGGCTATTGGTGGAGTAGTTACTGAAAAGTATTCTACACAAAGACCAGACTATCAAGCATATGCTGAAGGTGGTGAAGTTGAAGATGAAATGTTAGATGAAGATATGCCTGATGAAGATATGCCTCCTATGGAAGAACTAGAAGTAGAAGAAGAATCTTTATTACAACCTATGGGTATGGAAGATGAAATGCCTATGGATGAAGATATGGAAGATGAAGAAGATTATGGTGACATGGATGCTATAATTGATACTTCAGCTTTATCAGAAGAAGAAGAAAAAGTTTTAGATGATGCAATAGAAATGCATCCAGAACTAGAAGGAATTATTCCTAAACTAGTTGCAACAGAATTTACAAATGATGGAGAAGTAGAAGGACCAGGAACAGGAACTTCAGACTCTATCCCAGCACTTTTATCAGATGGTGAATTTGTATTTACAGCAAAAGCAGTTAAGAACATTGGTGTAGACAAATTAAGAAAGATGATGAAACAAGCAGAAGAATCTTATGATGCTGGAATATCTTCTCAAGTAGAAGAAGTATAAAAGAATTTATAGAGAAAGGTACTCTATGAATAGACAAGCTACCTTATAATAAAATTTATTTATTGTAAGCCCTTGTAGTTTCGTTTTAAACAAAAACCTACCATAGCTACCTTCAGTTATGAAGCCCTAAGGAGGACAAAACAATGAGTAATCAAAACGAAGAAGGACTAAAAGAAGTCGCAGCAAACCCTTACAACAGAAAAAAATCTTGGCATACAGATAATGTAATGCCTACTGATAGAACTTCTGCTGATACAGGTTTGTTTGTGCCAAACCCTGCTGGTAATATTAATGCATCCGAAGCTACTGCCGATGGCAACCCTGACGATACAACTGATAATACTGCAGCCACTATGGATAAGGTTCAAGACTCTGCATTAAATGTAGAATCTAACCCTTATACAAAAGTTGATTACAAAAAAAGATATGACGACCTTAAACGATATTATGACAGGAAACTTGGTGAATGGAGTAGTAAGGAACAGGAACTTAAAGTACAACTTCAAGAGAATAGACCTAAGTACACACCACCAAAATCTAAAGAAGAGCTAGATGCTTTTAAAAATGATTACCCTGATATATATGGAGTTGTGGAAACTGTATCTCACTTGCAATCTCAAAACGAGGTTAAAAGTTTACAAGAAGAGTTAGAGAGTTTAAAGAAAGCTAATACTACTTTACAACAAAGAGAAGCTGAACTTGAACTTTCAAAATATCATCCAGACTTTGAACAAATAAAAGAGTCAGATGATTTTCATGATTGGGCTGATGTTCAACCAATGGAAATTAAAAAATGGATATATGAAAATAATTCTAATGGAGCTTTAGCTGCAAGAGCAATCGACCTGTATAAGAAGGACCGAGGACTTGGATTTGATAAAAAAACTGAGAAGAAAAAACTGAAGAATGAAGGTGCTGACTTATTAGTTAAAACTAATGAACAAGCTCAGATACCTGACTCTAAAGAACCTTTCTTCAAAAGGTCTGATATTTTAAAACTATCAGATGAAGAGTTTATACGATATGAAAAAGATATTGTAAAAGCTCAAAGAGAAGGTAGAATTATAGATTAATTCTGCTTATTTTTTTATTAACCAATAAACTAAAGGAGTAAAACTATGGCAAAATTTGCTGGTGGTTCAACTTATAACTTTGGATTAGGTGTTTCAGGTCAAACAAATGGTTTCTTTATACCTGAAATCTATTCAAAGAAAGTACAAATAGCTCTAAGAAAAGCTGCTGTTGCAGAAGCAATCTGTAACACAGACTATATGGGCGAAATATCTAACTTTGGTGATACAGTAAACATCATCAAAGAACCTCAAATCTCAGTTGCAGATTACACTAGAGGTCTAGCTGTAACTTCAACTAACTTAACTGACCAAGAATTGGTTCTTACAATCGACCAAGCGAAGTCTTTTTCATTCAAAATAGATGACTTAGAGAAGAGATTCTCTCATGTTAACTTTCAAGCTGTAGCTGC